CTGGCACTTAACGAGTTCTATTTTGTCGCAAAAAATATATGTGTGGGGTGGAGGGTGGAAGGTCTAACTGATATATATGAACTCTATATTCTTCTGATTTATTTTTTGATACACTATTATATTTGTCATACTACCCTATACCCTACTATCCTCACTGGTCATCATCGCTGGATGCCAGTTGATTTGCCTGAGTGGCATTCTGCTGGTCAAACTCTACCTGCCTGGCACAATCGTAGCAGTATTCTTCATCGGGTTCGCAGGGGAAATGCCCACTGCCCTGGGTCATCATCTTGTCGCAGGCAAAGCACTCAATCTGGACCTCTTCATCTGACCCACTTGAAATCACTGAGTTATCTTCCTGGAGTTCTTCATCATCATCTGCCTCTTTCTCAACTGCCTCTACCAATTCCTCTACCTTCTCTACTACCTCCTGCTCTACCTCCTGCTCTACCTCCTGCTCTACCTCATCTTCTACATCAGCAAGGTTCGCAATATCCACTGGGAAACCCTCGGTGGCATCTGAACCGCTAATCACTGAGATAGTGTCCGACTGAGCATCAGACCCATCATCCGACACATCATCTCCGAAGTCCGCATCTGGGTAGCAGAAGGCAGGCAAATCATCTGGGATGCTGTCCTGGAACTCCTTGGACTTGAATTGGCAGTCATATTCTGCCTGCTTCAGTTTCCAGCAGATGTTGCCTCCTGCCTTGTAGGTGCCAGTCTGGACGGACAATCCCATCTCACCCCACTGAGTTGGGCGGTTAATGTGGTAAAGTCCGTGAGCACCAGTGTATTCGTGGGTCGCTGGGTCATAGTGCTTGTAGTGGGTCTTACACAGGCGAGAATCTGTGCCATTCTCGTGCTTGTCCCAGTGCCTGCTACACTGCTGACCCAGACCATCTGCCCAGACCATAGCACAGCACCTATTCTGGTGGAAGCACTCCAGAACACCCTGGGACACCTTCTCCTTGCGATGAGTGCCTGAATGTCCCTTGGCATTCTTGGTGGGTTTCGCCACCTTGAACCCCTCTTTCCGTATCTTGTCCATCTGCTCTGTGAGCAGGTTGAACTTGACTTGGAGTTCGCCCAGCATTCGCAGTGCGTCCTGCTGGGTCTTGGCATCTTGGTCTTCATTTGCCTTCTCCTCGCACCAGGCAAATACCGCATCGGAGTCCTCTTTGCCAGTGAGTTCCACGAGGGCATTGACGAAGACCTGGCACTCATCTACCTTCGTCTGCTGCGCGGTGAGTTTCGCAGTGAGTTCTTCTACCTTCGCCTGGTCCTCCTTGTGCCTGGTGTCGCTGACCTTGCGGTAGTCCTTCATCAACTTCTGTGCCTGTGCCTTGTTCTCGGCACAGATGGTCTTGGCATTCTCCAGTTCGGCGGAGAGGGTCTTGTTCTGCTTCTGGAACTTCGCTGCCATCTTCTTGTAGTCCTTGGTGCTGGTGGTGGATGCCATACTTACTGGTCGGTGGTTCCCGAATTAACTGACGGAACGCCTTGTTTGCGATTAAGCGACGGAGGGTAGTGTAAAGAGTTGGGTTGCGTAAAGTTGCTGGTAGTTGCTCTACTCTGTTTCCAGTAGTCAAGCAGGTGGTTGTAAAGGGTAAAGAGGCACATTCAGGGGGGGTCCATCAATTTCCAGAAAAACGAAAAGTTTTTCAATGTGCCTTAATAGATTGTTTAATAAATAAATAAATAAATAAATTACTTCTTGACCCAGATTTTAGTTCGGCATATGGCACATTCTGGATTTGCCCCTGCTTTGATTGTATTAATACATTGCTTACAATACTTGTGCCCACAGGCAGTCATCTCAATCTGGTTAGGGGCAATTGTTTCAAGACAGATGGGACAATCTATTTTTGTTTTTAATTGTATTAATAACTCTTGTATCTGTGCCTGGGCATAATCTGTCATATCATTCACTGGCAATTGCTTTACCTGTTCGTAATATACTATATCTGCCTGTTGGTTTGACTCTAATTCACAAAAATATTTTGCCCATCCCGCTTTTGCCTTTCTAACTTGGGCATTGTATTGTTTCTCAGTGTAAGTTCGTGGCATTGACAAAAAATATATTCTTTAATATAATATACTATACACTACTATCTTTAAACTCTAATCTATCTATAATCTATCTATCTATTCTTCATCCGATTCCTCATCAAATCCCACCTCTTTGAGTGGGACATTGGGGTAGTATTCCTTCACGAACTCCCTGTAAGATGACCAACTCTCACTTCGCTCCATATACTCACCCAATGTGTAGTGGGGTTTATATGCCTTCTCCTCCAACTGGGTCATCTTCTTCTTCAGTTGCTCACACTTCTTGTCCCATTCTTCACAGGCAGTTTCTGCTGCTTCTTGGCACATTATGTGGTGTTCCATCCTCTCAGCAATCTGCCTCATTTGGTCCTCCAAATCATCTTCCTTCATCCAAGGAACTACCTTACTCATAAGGGGTGTGAAATCGTCCTCAATCTGGTCAAGCACCTGGTCTTTTGCCCATTCTTCCCCTGCCTCTTCTCCATCCTCATATCTCTCTGCTCCCTTATCCTCCAGCATTATCTCTACTGCCTCTTCATTTACCAGATTCTCCTTCTCTGCCAAATCATCTCCCAGAAGGTCGTAGATGGTGTCTTCACTCATCACATCCTCGGGTTTTACCCCAGATGCCTTGTGTTGTTCGTGTGCTATGCTGGCAACTGCGTTCAAGTCGGGACTATCACAGCACGCCAGTAGGATTTGCCTGTGTAGTTCTTGGTGCTTGGTCTCTGCCTCATCACATCGTGCCATCATATGGAGGATGGGCAGTGGGGTTTCTTCCTCATCATCTGCCCCTTCGTGAATTACCTTCTTGGCAAGTAGTAGTTCTCCTTGGGTCTTCTCCACCTGACGCCGAAGACCCGCTATCTCCTCCTCATAGCGGTCCTGGGTCTTGTAGTCAATGTCCATCATCGCTTTGTATTGCTTGATGACCCCATTGAAGGTGGTTCGCTGTTGCGGGGTCATCGTGGTCGCCTCCATTGAGGCAATGAAGTCCCGCCAGTGTTTGCCTGCTGGTTTGATGGAGTGGTTCATCTTGGGTGGTGGTTGAAAGTCCTGTCCTGTAAATAAGTGCTGAATCGTGTTGGTTAGTAGTGGTTGCTGAACTCTGTTTCCAGTAGTCAAGCAGGTGGTTGTAAAGGGTAAAGAGCAGAAAACAGGGGGGGTTCCCAGATTTCTACAAAAATGAAAAAAAACAATGTATTAATACAAGATGATAGGGTAGAGGTAAAACACAATAAAATTAAAGTCAGTATTCTATTTATATTTTTTTGGATACACTTATTATTTTTGTTATATTACCTCTACCCTACAATCTCCCATACATATAAATCAGGGGCAAATAATTTGCCATTATTTAATAGAAATAAAATTAGGGTCTGTTCTGTCAATGATATGTTCTTCTGATTCTCCCTCTTCCTCAGATGAAGTAGCACTATCATCTACCATTTGATAATCTGGGTCTTCTGCGTGTTCCACTATATACTTCTTTACTTCTTGTAATTGATTACGAGACCTCTGGTCTTTAGGGGAGATTTCATCTATTAATTCAACAAGGGTCAATATTTCCTCAATACTCAGCATTTATACTTAACTTGAGATTATATTTGTAATTTGCCTTTTTGTATTAATTCTGAAGCAATATTATAATTCCCAGTGTTATTCTTTTTGACCTTATATATTACAGCACTATCACTTTCTAATCTGGCATATGACATATCTGGGTTATGAATACTGGTAGTAATACTACTTACAATTGTAGGTTTGGTAATTGTAAATGCCATCTGGGTAATCGTTTGGAAATAATAGTCTCCGAACCCATTTTCTTTATTCACTACACCAACAATGGGTAAGCATTGACCCGTTGTATAATTATTATTAGCATCTGCTCCCATACCATAGTATTTAGTATCACTCACTATATCACTCTTCACTAACAGATATGGATTATCCATCTTTATAGGCAAACCATCTGCCATTATTTTTACACTTGTCTGGGTCTCTGTGATTGCTGGAACACTTGGTATTACTAAATTACCATATTCAGTAGAATTACTCTCAAATAAAGGGTAATTGATATTTGGTAAAGAAGTATTATAATATTCTCCACCATACGCATTTCTTGGATATGTTGGCACATCACCTGCCGTAATATCAGCATTGGTAGTTATTGCCCCTATATTATTTACATTAATAAGATTATTCAGACGAGTTTGCCTTGTGCCTGTATTCGCACTATTAAATTGATTGTATGAAAAACCCAATTTACCCCAGAGTGATTTTGACCAACTCTCCAATGGTATTCCAGTATCCTCAATGAATATACCTGTCATACTATCATATACCACATAGGGACTTAAATTAGCATTAAAATTACTTATTTCTACCTTACCATCATTAGCAGCATCAGTTTCTGTAGCAATTGTAGGTCTATAAGGCACCATATCAGGACAGAAATTATCTCCTGAGAGGCGTTTATTTACCCTATATACTTGGTCGCTGGCATCTGGATTGATTGGATTATCTGGGTTAGAACCACTGCTAAATGAATTGCCTATATATTCTGGAGTGTGTAATTGATGAATGTAAAACTTACCCTTCTCCTCTACCCCAACTTCCAACTGATTCGCACCTAAATATGTATCTCTAATATGAGGGTAAATATTACGCATCCTTTTCAGTAGAGGGTTGCTATCATTATCTTCTACCATCTGTAATGTCTTACCATCATAAAGGGCATTTAAATTACCTGTATGTAGCATAATACACTTTGTCCCATATGCTGAAAAATGACAATCCCATCCTATACAAGAAGTGTCAGTAATGCTAACACTACTGGGAAATAACTGGTCTCCTAATTTATTTACCTTGGCATTAAAACCTATGGTAAATGAATTGCCTGTCTGTATCCTTACAAATATACCATATGGACCTTGGACACCAACAGGTGAATCATCACTATACTCAATATCTGCCCTTGTTGGGTCATAATCAAAGAAGATAGGAAATGATGAATTATTACCTTGACTTGACCAAGTCCCAGTGGAGAATGTAGGTATATCATAATTATCACTGCCTAATGATACACCATCCCTGTAAGATAAATCAATGTGTAGAAATCTGGCATTCTCTACTGAATATTCTGTAAAAGTGCCACTTACTTCATTATTATCATAATCAAATAATTCAGGGTAAGTTGCCTGGGCATCAAAAAGTGCCTTATATTTTAATACATTTGCCTTTGTCCAAGGGATACTGGTTGGTATAGTTGCTCCATTTACCCCTTGTGCTCCTGCCTTGGTAATTGTATATGTTGATTTTATTGTAGGGAATGTTCTGGCACTGGCAAGTCCTGTGCCTGTTCCTGGATACATTATCTGGTCATAATATATTGCTCTGCCAGCATCCCATAAATCAGGGCGTTTAACTCCTATGTGATGATATGCCGTTTGCCAATCTATTAATACTTGGTCATTAACTGCTGTATTTGACCCAGCATATTTATCGGTTATTAATTGGGCATTCTCTCCGAAAGTGTAATGGGTAGCAGAATGAAAGGGTTTATAGCATTCACTTGTCTGTTTGACTGATATGTCTTGAGGTGTAGAATGTGGTTTTACCTCTGCTTTTACTATGTCATTCACATTAGTCTTATTTAACTGGTCTGTAAATTGCTCTGCCACATCATCAGGTGTATTGTATCCTGTATCTAATTTAACATTCTTAATCTCCCTGTATCTTATCCATTCAGTAGTGAGTGCTGGGTCTTTAGGACCCTGCCCACCATTAAATATATCATTCACAGCATTCTTTGCCTCTATCTCTGTTGCTGTGCTTTCATTACCCGTTAATATTGGAACTCTGGAGTGAGTTGTATTATTTGCTGTCTTGTCCCAAAAGGTAGTTTGCTGAATATAAATAGTCATTCTACCATTATCTTGCTTATGCTTATATCCCTGTCCATCCTCTCCGAAACGCATTTGCTTCTCATTCAGTGAATTAGAAGCACCAGGATACATAGTAGAAGCATCATCAAAACGAAAACCACTCTCATACCTATAATCATCCTTACACAATCTGGCAATTGCTGTCAAGGGTCGGCATCTACCAGTATTAAAACAATCTCCACCAACTCCCTGACCTGTAGTTAATGCTGAGTTTTCTTTAGTGCCTACATCTTGGACATATATTAATCTACCTTTTCCATATCTCGTAGCAGTTAATATTGCCTCCGCACCATCCATATCTCCACCAAACTCGGTTGCTTGAACATCTCCTGTTGTAGATATCCAGTCTCCGACCCTACCTATTCGGGCATTACCATCATATGCCGTATATAAATTATACCAATAATCATCATCTAATGGTAATTCATTAGTGCCTGCTACTGGTGTAGTGCCTGGTTTAGGATAACCTGGACCAGTGAAAATCTGGGCACCTTTTTGTAGGGGTCTGTCTGGTCCTATTCCGTGGGTCTTTAATATCATATTATGTGCCTGCGAACCCCCATATCCATATGTGCCTGCTTCTGGTCTGGTTGGATTAGGAGCATCAAATCTTCTGGGTAATGATAAATACCCCTCTCCGTTCATATTTTTATAATAACTAATACTGAAATTAACTTCATTATCAACTACTTCAAATACCTTTTTTTTATTTATGGCAGTTGATTGCCCAACACCTTTACCCTCATATTGGTAATACATACAATCTGCCCTACCTCTATCTATCCTCATATCTGGACCATCCCAATTGGCATCTCTTATTCTCATCTGGGTTTCAGTTGGGTCAGGATTATCACTGACTAATCTACTGAATATCAAATCAGTATATTCCAATTCATATGTCTCGCTATCTTTATCTGGTTTCCCACTAAACTCCATATTATCTTCATTACCCCTTTCATTAACATATGCCGAATGAATTGACACTTCATCTCCTGGATTTAACTTAATACCTGCTCCCTGCTTACAGGTAAATATAGCAGGTTCATCAACTCCCGTTTTAACCTTATACTCCTCGGAACCCTTCCTATTACAATCAATTAAGATAGTATCAACATATGAAGTCATTTATATATTAATACAATAAAAAAATAAAATTAGAAAAAAGGCATATCATTTAGCAACGCTTTAGCAACGCTTACCTGTGGTTTAGGCATAGTAGCACTGGAAATAACCACCAGTAAGTGTAGCAGTTCGCACAACCTCCATATACACACGCTGAGTGTATCCAGGAGAACCACTGACAACAGCACCAGCAGAAGTGCGGGAGATTAGAGCAGGCAAATCATTTACCTGGTAATATAACTCAATACCCCGACTATTAATACGCTGGTTCTTGTTGAGGCGTGCTCCATTCCAGAAGAACTTGCTTACCAGATTAGCGTGGTTTTCACGCTGTGCTTCAGTCCCTTGGTCTGCCTGATTGCCTCCCTGTCTCCAACCAGCAATTTTCCTATCAGTAATCATATCTCCCTCACCAGCATATTCTTCCCTATTAATAAATGGCACAAGACCTTCCGTTGATTGAACATTGTGGAAATGTCTGGCAGTATTTTTAACATCAATAGGGTAAAGGAAATTATCATTGTATTTGAGATTAAATGTAGCAGTTCCATTGCTATCAGTAGCAGGAGTGCCAGTATAGGTTCTCTTCGGTCCCTGGGAATAGAAATTGCCAAGTAGATACTCACTCTCCGCAAACTCATCCTGAATACCCCAGAATAATTTACTTACAATTCTACCTGCTCCACCAATATTACGGATACCCTGGGATTTTAAATCATCTACCGCTACACTCTGTTTTGATAACTGGTAATCAACATAGGTAAATGACATATTAGCATTTGACATAGCATATGCCTCCATCATCTCCTGTGGGAAATATAGGTAATCTGCTATAAGTCGGGTATTGGTAGTATCAATCTCGGGAGAAGCAGGTGCTGGCGTTGTGCCATCAGATGCTCGCACCTGAACAACTCTACGACTTTGTGCTGTCTCTTGATTTGTGCCTTTCGCTGGGGTAAAGTGTAATTCTAATGATACTTGTTCCTTAATCATATAAAGAGGCAATTGATTCATCTTGAGAAAGGGGCATAATTCACTAAGAGATAACTGGAATGTAGGTGTATCTTCATCAAGGGCAGTTGTTGCCCCAGCATTTGCTGCTGCTTTCTGCTCCTGTTTGAGAAGTTGCCAATCGTGAGGTTTGAGGTTCATACCCCCGTCTGCGTGAGCGTGAGTGCCATTTCTGCTGTCATCGTAATCTCTACCCCAATCAATACCAATGGATGAAGCAAGGGTATTTGATTCGCCTGAACCTTGGGCAGGTCCATCAGAAGCAAGGGCATCTTCATATTGTGGTTGATGGGCAATTGCTCTACCATTCTGGAATACCTCTCGCTCTTTATTGTTTTCATTAGCAACAAACATAGATTTATACGCATACCAATGGGCAAAATCCTCAATCTCACAGATGGTCTTAGTGCCCATCTTGAGAGCAATTCGGTCTATAAGGGAATAAATACCCACTCCAATAGGTAGAATTGCCTGTGCTCCGACATTCTTTAATCCCAATTCAATCTTAGAATGGGAGTGTAAAATGCCCTTATTCTGGAATACAAATCGGCAAAATCTATCACTATGAACCACAGGTTCTAACACTGATGTCTCTACATCTTGTGCCGTATTGGCAGGTAATGCTCCAATTTTTAAAAGGTCTGGGATTTGACTTGACTGAACACTCATATTTATACTTTACTTTATTTATTTATTCTTGGCACATTATTTACCAAATAATATAAGACTGGCATACAGAGTCGGATGTTATGGTAGAGGGATTTATTACAAAATAATAAGTCTATCTAAAAAAATTAAATTAGAATATGTAGTTTATATTTTTTATTGTTATAAGTCTATCCTATACTCTCTGCTTCGCTTGCCTTAATTTAATACTTGAATACCCCCTGGTCCAAATACCAGTGTATTCTTAGCGTGGCAGAACATATATACCCCGTGAGGTAGATTAGAAGTAAGACCAAGATTAATCTGGGTGCCAAATGATTCAGTGGCAAATGATATGCCTTGATTTGAAATATGGTCAAATCCAACTCCAAGTGTAAAGCAGTCTCCTCCATCTTTATTAGCATTATTAGTAGTCGCAGGGGCACTACCTGGGGCAACTCCAGCATATGAATCGCCCGTCACTACATAGGGTTCAGCAATACGATTTTTAAGTCTTGCCGTATTAGGAGCATTAATCATTCGCTTACTCTTCATAAATCCCTTAATAGCATCAATACCCCCACGAACAAACTGAGGGTCAAACATCTCCTGCTGTGGTTCATCCTTCTGTTCCAAATCTAAATTATACATATAGGGATATTTCTGTCCCCCACGGGTATAGACTATCTGCTTGATATCTGCCTTAGAATTATCTTTATTCTGAATAGGCATAGTTGCCATACCATTGTAATTCCAATCATTAATCATATGAGAAGGTATAAAGTTCATAAAGATACCAAGAACACGAGAAAGACCCAGATTGAAATTGATAATGGCATTCGTAGAATTAATACTTGTGAAATAACTTGAAATGGAATTATACTCAAAGGTAGATGTTGTGCCTGGAGGTCTAACATCTTCAACTGCCTCACACGCTAAATACACATCACTCAATTCATAGAAACTGCGGTCAAGATTAGTAGTCTGAGCAGTTCCAAGGCGGTCAAATAATACATTATTATCTGGTGCCAAGTGAATCTCAATGAGTAATCCACCAACTCCACCATTTCCAGAAAGTGGAATACCCTGGGTTCCGTTAAATAACCCACAAGGTAGATGAAGGGCAAATGAATTGGGAGAAACAATCTGCCCTTGTTTATCCATTATACCTCTCTTGGAACATTCATACACAGGGGTAATTAAAGCACTCTGAGATAGGTGAGATATTCCATCCTCTAATGATGTGGTAGTGGGAATATAACTGGACATCATACGATTGTAATTCTTAATGTGCTCTATGACCTGATGAGTTGCCTGCGATTTAATTACCAACTGGTCAATACACGAATACATCCCAATACGACTATCCCAAGCGAGAGAATCGGTATTGAGGGGTGCTAATGTGCCTGTATCATTTGTCCAGAAATTGATATTTCCTACAAAACGAATACTATTACCCAATAGTAATCGGTCTTGTTCTCCTACTACAAATTGGATTACTGGATTACCAGATTTGAAAGATATTTTACCTGAACTTAATACATTACTGGGGGTAATGTGAAGATTGACATTTCCTGAACTCATATTTATACTCTATAATATTTATTTATTATAGGGTAATAATTTACCAAAATATATAATTAGTCAAGACTATAGGATAGAGGGATTTATAACAAAATAAGAAGTGTATTTATAAAATTAAAATATGAAGTTAGACTTTACATTTTTAGACTTGTAGGGCAATCTGGTCTCCCTTGACTTCTATGCGTCTCAGATGTGCCACAAAGTTATTCCAGAGTTTATTTTTGAGGGGAGTTCTTAAACTCTGATAATTTACCTGTAAATTAAAATCCTTACCTCTACAATCATATACTCCATCTTGTAGAGCAAGTGCCCGACCAACACAGCAATTGCTTCTAAACTTACGGAAAGAGAGTGGTTCAATATTTGCCATAGCAAGTGCCTTTTCTAATTCAATCAGAGGTTGCTGGGAAATACCCTTGCGACCACTAATCTTGGCAGTATCTACCTTACGAGAGGGATTTAATTTGCCATCATAGAACCACTGGTAATCCGTAAGTTCATCCCATACACCAGTTAAACCAGTTCTCACAGAAAGATTAAATGAGTCTTGACTATCTAACTCTTCTACATATGTGCCTATGGCAGGCATATCAGCAAAAGGATATACCTGGTCATTGAGAGTTCCAGGGAACTTTAATGCTAAATTACTTGCCATACCTGTAATTAATTCGCTGTTGCGATAAACTATAGCATCAGTGGGAATTGATAGGATACTTTTTGCTCTTGACTGGGATAAAGGTAAGCGGATATTCGCAACTCGGTCCCCTGCCAACTGGGAGTATTTATAATTAGTGGTAGAAAGGAAATCATAATTCATTGTCCCTCCACCCTTCATCATACCCATCAATTTATTAGTGTATCCAGAGGGCATATCAATCTGACGAATTACCATCTGAACATTTGAGAGTGTATAATCTCCCTTAAAATCTGCCCCTGCTAATCCAGTTGTAGAAACCTGATTACGAACCGACGCATCAACTATCATATAACCACCAGCATTTGTAATTTTATTTTCAGCAGCACCAGCACCAGAGGTATTCTTTACCCCTGTTTCTCCACCAGCAACATCCCAAGTTGGTTTAAGGGTAATCTTAATAAGTCCATATCTTCCACCCTCCAGGAGAGGATTACCAGTGCCTGGCACTAACTCTATCTTATCAATTACCATATCTACATTGGTCTTTAAGAACCAATCCTGAGAAGGAAGGTCTTGCCACTCAGGAGAACCACCATCAGAAGATATACCACATTTACATATAGCAATCTTCTGACCTGGGACAAATGGCACATTATCTACCCCTGTCATATTATTATTACGGGCAATAAAGAAAGAAGCAATCTGGGCATCATTAACCCATTTACCAGTGGTAGCGTGTGATAAATTGTTATCTATACCATCGGTAGAATGGAAACGGCAACCTAACTGACCTCGGCGGGCAGGATTAATAGTATCAGGGATACGAAGAACTCTGCCAGCACTTTCAAGGATAATCTCAATACGGAGACCCTCAGTGAGAAGAGCAGGGAATACCTTAGTATTGCTGAATATACCAGTGTGAAGAGGTAATAGGCACTTAACCTTATTAAAATTACTATCACAATCCGATTCCCAGGTGGTATTTGCTCGGTCTGGTTTAGCAATTACTACCCCATTAGCATCCTTAAATAGATTGGTATATGGTTGAGATTTGTGGTTATTTAACTCCGTCTTGGTAGTTCCTCCAGTTCCACGATTATCTGGGTCATATACAAGTGCTCCCTCAGTAAGTGCCCGCTTATTGCGGAGGACTTCATTTGACTCATAATCATACTTGAGAGCAACTAATGTATTGTAATTCTGTATTTCCTCTAATAGCACTGAACCAGCACCTCCAGAATGAATACGAATATCCCTAATTAGAGATTGACCCCCAGTTTCAGCGTCAAGGGACATTCGGACTGGGTATTGACTTGCCACTCCGTTTTGACACTTAATCTGGACATCAAACTCCAGGTAGCATTCTTGTGGTTGAAAGTAAGAAATAGTAGGGGGAATATGAAAGTTAATCTTTTGACTTGACTTATACTCTAATCCGTGTTCAGCAAATACTGATACATTAGTTTGCCTCACTGGTATTTTATCATCTACGCTCCAGAAACTCATTTTATAATATAACTTTTATTTTATTTATAATACCTTTTTTTATCATTTTTAGTAAGTTCTTGATTGGGTAGATGAAGAGGCAATTTGACCTGAAGAGGCAGTAGATACCACAGAATCAGATTGTTCGGTATCTTGGTTTTTAGTTGATAAAGCATCTGCCTTTGTGTCTTTCTTATCACTCACATCTTTAGCAATTCCCAATGCTCCAGATACAATATCAGCAACTCCAGCAACTGGTGCTAAAACAGGCATAGCAAGTGCCATAGCATCAAGACCCCCTGCTGCTAATGAGGCAATATTGGCACTCTTATCAACACCCGTTGCTGCTCCACCTTTCTCATTGGTTCCAAATGAACCAGATGCTAAATCCTCAATACCAGTTAATCCAGCACCAGCAATACCAGTGAATGCTCCTAATCCTTTTGCTAATCCTGACACTTGTTTATCTGGAAGGGAAGTGATTGCCCCTAATCCCTTCTTAAATACACCAGATACAACACCCATACCTTCTCCCGTTCTTTCTGCCTCAGCAGCACTTCTTGCCCCACCCATTACCCGCTGTCCAACGGGTATATACCTGTTGGCAGCACGGGCACCTTCTTCTGCCCCAAAACCAAAGGCATTCTTACCAGTTTTCACTGCTGATTGGAATGCTTCTTTTGCTTGACCTGGTTGAGATTTAAGGTAATTACCAACACCCATTTGATAGGCAGTTTTTACCTCTTTACCTGTTGCTACGGCAGTTTGTATGCCTGCTAATCCAGTCTCTCCTGTATCTTCTGTCTTATCACTTACACCAACCGCATCAGTCTTGGTATTAATACTATTGATTTTTGTATTGTATGTATTCATTACTTGCCTATTGTGTTCTCTTGTTTCTCTGGCATTTGATAGACCTTCACTAATAAGATTATTAGATTGCTCAATTGCGGAACTCTGCCCAAAATCACTCATTTATAGTATTAATAAGATTATTTTTTACCTTTAGTTTTTTCCGCTTCTTTCTTCATATCCTTTTTAGGGACTTCTGGCATTGTGCCAACACCTGCGGTAGCAATTGCCCCATCTGGTGTCTCAACTTCTCTGTGCTGACCACCCTGAGCAATTACCTTTTCAAAATTATGGTATGCTAATGGTGGATTTGATTGAAGGTCTAAGTATAAAAAGTCATATTTCTCAGGTGTTGCCATATAGTATATTTTAAGGAAATTATCATACCCTCCGAACTGGTCTCCTATCTCTTCTGCTATTTTGCCAAGTTCTTTCGTATTGGGAAATGGACTACCAATAATCATATTAGTGGCATTTGAGCGAATGACAGGAGATACAGACCTGTAATTTTGACTTGACATTAATAGTAATCTAATACCATAATGTCTGAATCTTGATGCCAAATGATTGACATTTGCCTCACGCCTGATTGTGCCAAGGATATCATCAAGGATTACTGCTACTTCTGGTCTTTCATCCAGATTGTCAGCATATCCCTCTTGCTTGTGTATTAAATCAGTGATAATCTTATCATCATACCCATCATAGCAATCAAATGCCTTTTTCAAGAAACGGGATGTTTTGTCATTGTAGATAGTAGGTGAAATACACATAACTTCATCAAAGTAATCTTGACCATAAAAATGGGAGTTTAATAGCAAGTTAGAAATGATGGTAGATTTACCAGTGCGAATAGGGGAAATCATTAGCATTAATGCTGGGGGTTGCGGTAGATGTGGATGTAGAGGTTTCACCTTCTCTGCTGGTGGGTCTTGAACCCTTAATATCTGAGGGAATGCCTCTTGGAAGGTATCTTCTTCTTTACTCATTATATACCATATAGGAATATAATAAATACAAATAGAAAAATATAGATAAATATAGAGGGTCATAGGGTAGAGGGGAATATAACAAAAATAGAAGTGTAGAAATAAAAATAAAAGTTTAGATTGCTCCATATAATTTAATACTAAAAGGTCTATCCTATAATCTCATTTTGTTATAGACCCTAATATCTATGTGTCCTATTGAAAACATACACCCCATCCATCATCATCTACTGGTCTATTAACTGCCCTACTTACTGCCTGAAATGTCTGTTGTTCGTGCTGTTGTTTTGCCTGTGCTTCACGCTTTTTCTGCTTTCTATCTTTCCTAATAGTATCATATCCATAGATAGCATCAAATTGTAATTGCTGTAATTCTTGCCGAGATAGAGAATATAGGGCACTTTCTTTAGGCACATCATTTACCTGCCCATATTCATCCTCTATTTCTTCTTCATATTGTTTCTTGGCAGATTTCACTGGCGGTTTATTTGCCTTCTTTGCTTTCTTTGCCTCTAATGCTTTCACTCTAATTTTAGCAAGATGTGCTTTCTGCTTTTCACTAACTGGGCGTTTCTTACGCTTAGGAGGTGCTTGGTCATCAGCACCATTAAATACCTCATTATCAGGCACAATTTCTTTAATCTTCATATCTACCTTAGAATCTTCTTCTTCTGCCTCTTGCTCCGCTAAAGGCATATCATTTACACCCTCACTAACTGGTAATGGGTCTTCAGGTTGTTGGTTTGGCATAAATTGCTCATCTGGCATATCAACATCAATCTCAGCGTCACTCATTTATATATAGAACAAATAGAATAATATAGAACTTAAAATCTTCTATTTTTCTATTTAGGGCAC